ATGGGCAATGATCACAAGAGCAAATTCTTGCTTACCAACCGCGAGCGCGAAGTCTTTGAACTGCTTGTGCAGGACAAAACGACGAAAGATATCGCGCAGCAGCTGTTTATCAGTGAGAAGACGGTCAGGAATCATATCTCCAACGTGATATAGTTTGAAGCACACAATATGTGATGCTTCTTTTTTTGCGCCAGTGAGTATCTATAAGTGTAGGCGTGGCGCGGCAT